GAAGGATCATGAAGATATTTGACGTTCAAATAAAAGCAGTCATTATAAAAACAATTCGAGTTGTTGCAGACGATGAAGAAGAAGCATCATATAAAGCGCACGAGCAGTTCACCTGTGAACATGACGGCGAAGAAGAAAAATACGAGCAGGACACCTATAAGATAGAAGAAGTTTTTAAACAAGGAGAAAGACCATGAAACACTACATTGGAAAAATTGTCGAAGTGAACGGCGACATGGAGTACGACACAAAGTATTTGTTTGCCACTGGTGGAAACCCAGATAAGTACAGCAAGCGGGTCGCACGAGATTGGCGCGGTTGCAGTAATTCTGATTGGGATAAAAACGATGGCGGCTATTGGTCAGACTGCACTTTGGTCTGCGATGATGGCAGCCGGGAGATAACAGAGGAAGACTTCAAGGTGTTGAGCAAATACCTTGCGGTGCTTTGATGTTTAAACGAATCAAGACCATCACCAACAGGCACCCGCGCTTTCTTAAGGAAGCATACAAACATGATGTATTGATTGATTTGCAGAACGATGAGCGGTTCATCAAGAAAGGTGAGCCGTTCATCCGATGGGATCATGGGGCGTGGGACTTATACAGAATGGACGAGCCACCTAGAATGATGGGTCGTTTTGAGAACCTTGGACGAGCAGTTTTTTACGGGAGAAAGATATGACTTTCAGTATCGCTGAAGTATTTTTATTGGTATGGGCACTGAGTGCTAGTGCTGCGGCTTATTTGTTTTATTCAAGGGTAGAACTTCTGACGCGCATGGTGTTCGACATATTGAATAATGAAGACTTGAGAAATAAAATGGTCGCAGATCACAAAAAGATTATGAAGCAAATAGATGCCCAATAATCATATCGTGTTTAAACGAGCCTCGCATATGTGACTGTGAACACGGCTGGATGGGGTTGGGCATCTGAAGGCGATTCCCCACCAGCAACCTCTTACCGCGAGAGGGGCGCGGAATATGCGTATCCCCTCAAAACTTATCTATTTGTTCCTCATACGTTCCTGACACCTTGTTGTAGAGCAGGGTCGTTTCCCCTTGTGTCCCCACCCACCGGTATCTGGATTTCCATACCGCGATTTCGACGTACTCTTCAAGCCTGTGGACTGTGATGCCGCAGTCTGCCTTTGCCCACCATGCCATCGATCCTGATATTGCCATGCCATCCGGGCGGGGCTGTTCTACCCCTGAACGATTGATCTTGGATGGGTGCGCGACAAACCATGTATGTACGTCGTGGGCTTTACAGAATCGCTGAACTCTGGTCAGCATGTTTGAGATGGCTTCTGTCTCTGTGCTGTTGGTCTTGTTTAAATCGATGTAGTTGTACGGGTCGATGACCAGCCCGCGTATGCCCATGCGTTTAACTCCAATGCGGGCACGTTCGAGAATTGATTCAAGTGTGCTGGGTTCTTCGCCCTGCGAATCGATAAACAGGAAATGGTCGCATACCCATTTAAACGCTTCATCCCTTTCGGCTTCAGACATTCTTCCCCTGCCATCAAAGAACCTTTTCTTGGTGTAGATCTCCATCAGTCGGCTGATATGGATCTCAGGTTGGTTCTCGAATGAACAGATGGCGAACTTCCAATCATGCGTTCGAGCCAGATTGATCATCAGTTGATCGACAAAATTAGATTTGCCTGAGGATGGATAACCTGTGACGACAGTTAGCTGACCGGGTGCTACCGTGTAAATCGTATCGACTGAGCTGTACCCGGTGCTGAACCCCTTGCCTGTTCCCTTCGCGTATAGGTCGTTTAAACGATCAGCATAGGCAGATGGGTCGGTGAGTCCGGCGATGGGGTAGGGATGCGCGTCTGCGATGATGTCTGCGATGATCTCTCCGGGAGTCCGAGTCGGGTCATCGTCTGAAAGAAAGACCTCATTCAAATCTTTCTTGTTGAACTTAGCTACTCTGCATTTCTCTTTGCCAATTCTTCTGGCTAGTTCTTCTGCCAGTGCTTGACCGGGGGCATCTTGGTCTGTGGCTAGAACGATGTACGGTGCTGCGTCAATGATCTCTCTGGCGTTCCATACATAACTGAATCTTTTGTCTTCACTGGGAAGAACCTTTCCATCTGCCACCTTGATGGGCGCACCTGATGGGACTGATACCACGTTCTCCACCCCGGCTTCGATCAGGGTCAGACAGTCTATCTCTCCCTCGACAATGATCAATGGCTTACCCTTTTCCACCTTGTCTAAAGCAAAGAAGTCATGTGCCCCGCCTGAATCTTGGGTAAAGTCTTTCTCTGGGAAAGATCGATACTTAGCAGAGACCAATGCACCGTCCCGGTAGTAAGGGAACCCAATGGCATCGGACTTCTTGTCTAAACGGGCAAACCATTTGTCTGCTGCAAACAACCCCATCTTATCTGCTGTGACTTTGGATATGCCTCGCGACTGAAGGTAGGCATAGTGACGCTCTTCAAGCTTGTTGCTTGTTATTACTTTGGATGGAACGGCAGACAAGGTTATCTCCTGTTTTTGTGGTTGGACTGAACCGTTCTCCAGACAGTGATGGCAAAAGTAAACCACCGCACCATCTGGCTTGCGGGTCAATGTCATGTCTTTTGATTTTTGTTTACGCCGTTCAGGTGTGCAGAACGGGCAGACCACCCTTGCGGTTTGGTCAAAATGAAACTGGGCAATGAGGTCAGCACTCATTTCATGCTGCCATCTTTGTTTCGTTTAAAGCTTCTGTTGGTAGACGGAGGTTGTAACTTCACCCCGTCTTTGTTTGAACCGCCCTTGGATAGGGCTTTGACATGAGCTACGTCCTTGCCCTGTACGTTTAAACCTTTAGCCTTTGCCTGCCTTCTAGCTTTGTTGCGTTCGGCTCGGTTCTTCTTTTGTTCCTCTGTTCCTTGGTAGTTGTCGTATTCTTTACGATAGTTTCGCATGGCTGATTGCCTCATGAAATCGCTCTATGTTGGTCATGTGCTTTTCTGCAACAACGCATCTGGTACCGTACCCAAAGTCAGCTTGCTCTGCGTTGATGAGGAACTTTTTTTGACTGATAAACCCATGTATTTTTACCACTGAAGGCTGATTAATGGAACATAAGATTGCCCAATCCGTGGAAAAATCTTCCCTCTTGTTAAATATTAAATACCTATCCCCATGTACGGTCGGGTGGGTACTTGTCTTGACCTGTATGGTTTGTCCGTGATGGGTCATATCTACGTTCCCATCCCCGCCAATAGTTATCTCTGTTTTAATAGGTATAAACAGGGCTTTGCTGACTGCCACCTCACCCAGCATCCCGGCGTAATGGATAGCAAAATCAGTTTGTTCTGAAATCTTTCGGTTGTTTACTTGACCGTGGGCAAGTTGCGTTGACTTAACACCCTCGATGACCCCGGCGTAATGAGCTGCCATGATCAAATCGTGAGCGTTTAAATTGATATTCATGGTTCCTCCATTAACTGGAGGGCAGCGACATAAAAATAATTATGTTTGCCCAAAGACTGCATGTGTAGCTTCATGAGGAAGTCATAACATTTTTTCCGTTCCATGTAAGAAATTTTGTTCACAAGGTTTTTACATGCAATCTTGTCTAGGGTTTGTAAGTCATCCTCTCCTGTGGCAACGGCTTCATTCCATGACTGCTCCATTAACTCATCAATAATGATGCGTTCCATGTCATCCCGAAAGCGTTCTTCTTCAGTCATCCTTTCCCCCTTGCTCTTATCTCTGCCGCGATTTCTTCCATCTCTGGTTCGCTGGACATACTGTTAAACCATTTGTCAACAATCTTCGCGCATTCCTCTCGTTCCTTTGCCACTGCATCATCAATTGCTTCCTTTGATGCCTCGATGATGGCAATGTTATGTTTTACCAACACTTGCTCGATTAGCCACAATACATTTGCGCTTAGATCAGTGGCAGCTTCACGCTTTTGTTCGTCATTCATTCCTGCCCCCTTGCGCGGATAGCTTCGGCACATTCAGCAGGGTTTGCGTCGGCGTATTCATCGCCAAGCGCATCACACACCTTCGCGCATTCCTCACGCTCTGCTGCTGCGCCAGCGGCATAAGCAATAGCGGCAAACTTTTCAGCGTATTCAAGCCCAATGATTGGCATCCACTTTACGTCCGTCGCCAAATGAAGCCCGGCCTCATGCGCCATGCGGATAATGTCATCTTTTGTCATCATGCCCTCATGATTTGCTTCTCCATTGTTTAAATGCAGTGTGTACTGCCCCTGCCATGAGAGAAAGTATGGATGCCATGACCATACCCATGAGGAATGACTTGATGTGGATGGCAATCATTGCTCCCTCGCTTTCTTGCTTTCCCAATTTACTCTGTCTATATGTTTCTCTGGAAGTAGATCAAATCTATTCCATCCAAGAAGTCTGAACTGGTCTTCTTCATACCATGCAGATGTTCCACCACGTTCGATCAAATAAACATCATACGATTTGTAATGATGAGGTTCTTCACCTCCGCATAATTCTGCGTATGAACCAAGAACAATAGCTTCACAGTTATTAGGGAAGTGAGACATATAGTTAGGCATGTCACCAATGAACACATGATCGCCTTTAAAGAATTTTTGGCTCATTGCTCTCTCGCTTTCATCATTGCGTCTGCTGCGTCGTATGCCCACGCTGCCAATCGCATCGGGTCATCTATAAACGTACCGAAATCAAAATGCCGTATCAAACCTTCCATTGCTTTGGCTGCAAAGTAATCACGTAAGTCCATGCCTTGTTGGTTGGTCATGTTTGGAAATGCTTTCATTGTCTTTCTCCTGTAGTTTTGTCATCTTTTTCTTTGTGGGTATTGATCTGCGTTGCGCCTTTGCTGCCAGCAGGCCAGATGTATTGATTCTGGTTGATGGTCATGTCGTACCCAAACCGCAGAGCATTGACAAGCTGTGGTGTCATTGCCGTGAACTGTTTAGGATTCGGCTCGTCTGGGCAGATGGTTATTTTGTAAGGTAACTTAGCCATTGTCTTCCTCCCGAATGTTATTAATTTATTACTTATCACCCCAAAGACCCCCCCTACCCCACAGGGTATGGGAGGGAGAGGTATCACCCGCCTATACAGGCATCGTCATGCCAGCTTACGCTGCGCCCCCAGACTTGACGACTAGACCAGTCCCACGGATTGTTTAGGATCTGCCCCCGCTCATTAACTTCATGGCATACCGTGTACCCTTTTCTTCCACGCAACCGGGTTGGGTTCTTACTGACGAGTGGAGTTCGAGTCGGAGGGGAGGAAGGGATGAAAAAAAACAGCTAGGTCAGACCCCGATGGAAAAGTCCTTTTTTGGAAGGACAGCCCCTGACGGGGTCGGAGTCTGAACTAGCTGCTTTTATTCGAG